TTGGCGGCCGACTAGGCCGCCGGCGGGGTTACGCGCCCCAGGTGACGCCGGTGAGCATTGCGAAGGCCACCGCGTAGCGGGTGCCGGTGTCGTGCTCGGCGATCAGGCGAACCACTGTCTCGTCATTCGAGAAGGCGGAGCGGATCGTGCCGCCGTCGTCGTAGGCCGCGGTGTCCGAGCTGGCGATCGTCACCGTCTCGGTGTCGCCGATCAGCAGCTGCGAGAAGTCGCCGAAGTAGATCTCCGACTCGTTGCCGCCGGCGCCGAGGTTGTCCGGCACCGACGTCGTCATGCCGATCGGATAGCCGTACAGCGTGCCGTTCGCGCCGATCTCCGGGAACGCGATGTTCCCGTTGCCGTCGCGCAGCGTCTCGAGGAACATCTTGCTGCGCGGGCTCATGATCCAGCCGCAGCTGATCATCGGCACGTTCGCGTTGATGACCTTGAGGCGCAGGCGCGCGAGGTCGTTGGTGACCGTGGCGAGCGTCGGGTTGGCGGTCATCGCCAGCTTGTTGGCGCCGGGCATCAGCGCCAGCAAGCCCTTCGGCGTCACGTCGTCACCGGGCGAGCGGATGAACACCGCGTCTTCCTTGATCGCGACGCCCTCGAGCAGATCGTCGCGCACCATCGCCACCACACCCATCGAGGCGCGGCGGATCAGCTGGTTGGTGATCGGCACGAGCGCGCGCAGCGTCTTCGCCGACATGGTCATGCTGTCGACGCGAACGTCGGTCGTCGGCGCCGGCGTGCGCTCACCGACGTAACCGGCCTGCGTGCCCTGCGTCTTCTTGCGCATGGTGAGGTTGCCCTCGGGCATCGGGATCGACCGCGCACCGAGCCGGCGCACGACCACGCGCGGGCGCAGCAGGTCGATGAAGTCGGAGCTGTAGGCGGTGTTGATCAGGAAGCCGCCCTTGACGTTGGTCGACTGCTCCTGGTTCGCGACGATCTGGCCCGTCTCGGTGCCCCACAACCGCTCGGCGTGATCGGCAGCGGCGCGCTGGTCCATGTCGCACGCGGCCAGCGACATGGTAATGCGGGTGAATACGGTACCCGCGGGCAGCTGCGCGATCGGCGTGGCGGGCACGGTGCCGCCGGCGCCGGGCTGACCGCCGGGCGCGCCCGGGTTGCCGGGCACGGTGACCGGCGCCGCGGCGCTCGATTTGAACGCGAGCAGCGTCTCTTCCTTCGCGATCTTCGCCTGCAGTCCCTTGCACTCCTCGGCCTTGGCGTCGAACGTCGCCTGCTCCTCGGCCGTCAGCTCGCGGCCGCCGTCGTCGGACGCGGCCTGCATCAAACCTTCCATGTCGGCGACCGTGGTCGCCAGTGCCTGCTTCAGCGCGGTGATGCGCATGGGTCGTTCTCCTCGGGTGGTTAGGATGCCGCGCGGATCTGCGCGAGTTTCAGGGTGTTCGCGGACGCCGAGCGGCGCGGCGCGGGGGGCGGAGCGCCGCGGGCAAGCCGCCGGATCGCGCCGTCGAGGCCATCCGGCTCGACACGGTCGACCATGCCGGCCGCTTTCGCGTCCTTGCCGGTCAGGGTGCCGCCCTTGCCGAACTCGGCCCGGACGTGCGCCTCGGTGACGTTGCGGCCCTTGGCGACCGCGGCGATGAACACGCTCTCGATCGCGTCGAGCGTGGCGCGCAACGATGCCTGCCCTTCGGGCGTGGAAAGGTCGGGCCGCTTGTTGGGCGCGTTGGTGCTGGTGATGTCGATCGACCGACGGCCGCTCGAATCGGGACCTTCCTGGTACGACGTCGACATGCACACGCCGATCGAGCCGACCAGGCTGGTAGGATCGACGCTGATCCCGCCGGGCGCCTGGCTCGAGAACCAATAGGCGGCCGAGCAGCACTGCCCGGTCACGTGGACGCTGAGCGGCTTGGTGATGCTGGCGACGACGCGCGCGAAGTCGTGGACACCCGACACCGCGCCGCCCGGGCTGTCGACCACCATCAGGATCGTTCGAACCTCGGGCGAGGCCTCGAGTGCGCGCAGATCGGCCGCGACCGCGTCGAGCGTGGTGGCACCCGACGTCGCCATGCCGCCGGCGCGCGGGAACACCGGGCCGAACACCGGCAGTGAGCCGACACCGTCGCGCAGCGCGGCGGTACGCGTGCCAGGCGCGCGATCACCCATGCGCGTGCTGGCCTCGAGGAAGCGCGCCTGGTGGCCGTCGCGCTCGACCTCGATCAGCGCCGGATGCTCGATCACGCGAAGCGCAATGGCCTCGATCGCGTCGAGGTAGCCGGGCACGATCGCCCACGGCTCCGACCGGATCGCGGCCAGGATGTTCTGGTTCATTCGTCCTCCGTGGGATCGGGCGCGGGAGCTGGCGGCCGGTGGTCGATCTGCTTGCCGGGCTGCTGACCCTCGATCGTGGAGCCCGATCCGACGCGATATTCGTCGCCGCCCTCGCGATCGTTGAGGTTCTCGCGCCGGCGGATCTCGTTGGGGTTGAGGATGCCCTTGTCGACGGCGAGCGAATAAGCCTGGTACCGGCTGAGGATGTCGCCCTTCAGCAGCGCCGCGGGCTCGAACTCGAAGAAGTGCCCGTCGCGGGCGAATTGGTGGGTGGCGTGCGCGGCGACGCGCTCGAAGTGCCCCATCATGCAGTACAGGATCAGCTCGAGGCTCTGCTGCTCGATGTTCGAGAATGTCGCCCGGCTCAGCTCAAACAGCACGTGCGGGGGCACGCCCCACGCGCGCGCGATCTCCACCACGTAGAACTGACGGACCTCGAGGTACTGAGCTTCCTTGTTGTTGTGCGACAGGAACTTCGCGTCGAGCTCCTGGTCGAGCACGGCCACGCCGCCGGCGTTGCGCGGTCCAGCGAAGCGGTCCTGCCAATCGGCGCGGATCTGTTGTTTCTCCGCCTTGTCGACCTTCGCCTTGGTGGTCAGCACGGTCGAAGGCTGCGCGTTGTTCTGCCAGAAGCGCGCCGCAAATTGCGACGTTGCCGCTGCCGCCTCGATCGTGTCCTGCAGCAGCTTCAGCCGATCGAGGCCGACCAGGCCGTCGCGGCTGAAACCGGGCACGAACCAGCAGTCGTTCCGGGTGAGCCGCTCGCGCTTTCCGTCGGGCAGCTGGACGTCGTAGAAAACCTCGAGCCCGTCGGTGCGATCCCAATGCTGGACCGGGGCGCCGATGCCGGCGGGATCGAGCCGGGTCAGCTTGTCAGCGCGATAGAGGCCGTCACGGTGAACGTATGCGCCGAACTTGCCGCGCATCAGCAGGTCACCGAGCATGACCTCTTTCAGGAGGTATGCCGGCTGCACGTTGTTCGCGCGCCGGCGGAAGATCATCGCCTCGGGCGCGTTGTCGACCCGCTCCTTACCGTTTGGCGTGTCGCGTAGGTAATGCAGCGGCGTCATGGCGAACAACGCGCAGAGCACCTCGAGCGCGCGCAGCACGGCTGGGATCGACAGCGCCTCGGTTTCACCGATCGGCGCACCGCGACCCGCGGCGGGCAGCAGATTGAGCATTGTCGATCCGCCGACGTCGTTCATGCCGTCGACGCCAGCGACGATCGCGCCGTCGGTGCGGCTGGCCTTCGTGGACGCGCTGAGCGCCCGCGCCGCTGCGCGAGCACGGCTTTTCTTACCCATGCTCACATCCCCGTGTAGGTGTAGACGCTGACCGTCGGGTTTCGCGTCATCAGCTGCACCGCGTTGAAGCCGGCGAGCAGCGGGTCGATCTTGGCGGTGCCGGACACCTGCTTGGTGATCAGGATGGCACTGCCGCGGGGTTCAACCTTCGCGTTGCCGACGCACCAGCTCATCAGCGGCTGACCCGCATGCAGCAGCGTGCCGTCCTTCAGTTTGCGCTCGCTGCCCTTGATCGCGCCGGTGAGCCGGAAGCCCTGCGCCACCGCCACCATCTGCTCGGCAGTGAAGCCCCGGCCCGATAGCTCATTGACCATCGCCGCAACGCCCTGCGGGTCGAGCCCGATCGCGCCGACAGCCGGGAATAGCCCCGCATCTTTCACGCGCTCGAGCAGATCGGCGACGTCGACCAGATCCTGCGTCGGATCCTCGCACTTGATCAGATCGCCCTGTTTACCGAAGTCGCGCAGGCGACTGACGATATCCTTTCGGCGCTCGAACACGTCTTCGTGCGCCCACGCGCGATTCCACATCAACCAGGTGCGCGGGTCCGCACGCAGTCGGCCGAGCAGCGCTAAGCCGAACAGATCATCGAGGCCGCCGCCGTCGATCCCGGCGACCGCGACCTCGACCAGCTCAAGAAACTGCTCGAACGACCCATCCCACAGCTCAACCGCAGCCGCCGCTTGCGCCCAATAGGTCGCGCCGATCCAGGCATCGTGCCGCAAGCCGACGCCGATCTCGACGTTGAGGTGCTTCGCGAAGAATACCTGCTTGGTGCCGTCCTCGGCGTTCTCGATCTGGCGATACTGCGCCTCAAGCCACTTCTGACTGACCGATTTACCGAGGTTCGGATTGGTGATGTAGAAGTTGGCCGGGTCGAGGTGCTCGTCGTTGGCGAGCATTTCCTCAGGAAACTCATACAGGACCGGCAGAAACTCGCGGTTCTCGACCACGCCGTCGCGCACGTCGCGGGCGTAGGCGAGCTTTTCCTTGAACACGCCGGCGGGCGGCTCATCCGACTGCGTCGTCAGGTAGAGCGTGTAGCCTTCCGGCCGCGACACCTGGCCGCCCGTCGCTTCGCGCAACATGGCGTCGGCGTTCGGCCGCTTGCCGAACAGCCACAGCTCATCAACCAGGACGCGGCTGGCCTTCTTGCCCGAGACGGTCGCGGCGTCGGCCGCCACCACCTTCAGCGTCGCCTTCGTGACGCGGTTGGTGATCAGCCGGATATGCTCCTGCGGGTGCAGAAGGTCGACCAGCTCCTCGTCCGCGCGGATCATGTCGAGCGCCGGCTTGAAGCTGTTGCCCGCCACCTCGATCGTCGGCGCCAGGATCAGCAGCTCGTCGGACGGTCGCCACCCGACGATCAGCTCGGTGAGCATGATGCCGGCGGCGATGGTCGACTTCGTGTTTTTCTTGGACACCAGCAGCATGCCCTCGCGGATCAGCTGCTCGCCAGTGTCACCGTTGTACGCGCCGAAGATCGCGGCCGCGAAGTCGAGCAGCCAAGGCGCGGCAGACTCGCCGATCGTCCACGTTTCGCCGGTCGCCGGATTGATGCCGAGGTCGGCGATGCGCAGCGACTTGAACACCTCCATCTTGGCGTCGGCGATGTTCGGAAACAGCGGATCGAACGCGATCAGCGACCGCTTGCCGCGAATTCGATCCTTCCAATCGAGGCACGCCGTCGACCATTCGACCATCTACAGCGCCTCAGTTGATGCTTTTCGCAGCGCCAGGCGCCGCGATCGAGCCGAACCGACTGCCGATCTTGTTCGCCCGTTCCTGCTGCGCAGCCTTCTTGCCCTGCGGGGCCGACGCCTCGTTGATCGTTTTCAGCGCGGCCGCGAGGTTCTTGGCGATCTGTGATCGCGCCGGCAGCGACACCGCCTTCATCATCGCGTCGCGGCGGGCGTCGCTGTCATCCTCTGCAGTGGCTTCCTCGATCACCGCCTCGAGCTCGCCCTGGAAGCTGGTGACTGCATCCAGCTCATCGACCATCCGGCCCACCACCTGGCGGACCTGTTCGGCGATCTCGGTGGCGGCGCGCGGCTCGGGCGGGTCGATCGGAACCAAGGCGGTCGGCCGCGGCGCCGGGAGCAAAGTGCGCACTGGTTCGCGGGTGCGAACCGGCTTTTCCCACCCCTCGGCCTTGGCGCGCTTCCGAATAGCCGCTTCGGAAATCTCGTTCCGATCAGCTATTTCACGGATTGAATACTCGCCTTCCAAGTATTCACGCTGTATTCGCGACCATTCAGCCGATGTTTTCCGGGCCGCCATGCGTCAGCCCTCCCGGCCAAAAGTGCGCACCCCGGATCGCCCACCAAGAAATAATCCCTGCGTGGG